TTCTTCTTCTGCGGCTATTGCGTTTTCAGCTTGCTGATCAGAGTTTTTAAGCTGCTCCATTATGGTTTTCTGCATATCAGAAATCTGCCCCTCGGTTGGTGACTCTATTCCATCTTGTTCTAATTGAGTTCTTGCTTCGGCTTTTGAAACAGATAAAGTTTCAAAAAAAGATTTTCCATCCCTAAATATTTTTACTTTCTCTGTCATAGCAGTAGATTCTCCTACAAGAAAGTTTATTTCTTGATCTATTGCAATTCTTCTTTGTCTTGTAGCCTCAGACCTTGCATCAGGCAATTTGCTTTTTTCTATTTCTAATTTAACAATAGCATCTCGCTGTGGCCCTTGAGGAATACCTAAAGCTTCTAAATCTGCATCAAATTGACTCGTAGCTTTTAAGTCAGTTATGACCTTCTTCATATCAGGATCATTCTTAATATCAATACTCATCTCTCCAATCTGAGCAGGAGTAGCCGTACCTATCGTTGCTAAAATATAATTTTTAGTAACAAGATCGCCATTTAAACTGTATCGAGGAGTTGTATAAACACCTCTTGCTATAGATATTGGAGCATTACCTGCTCCTGCAAAACCTTCAAGACCTATTTCAGCCACGTCCATTTTCTGACCAGCAGCAAGTCTTGCTACCGCTTCACCTGTACTACCTCCAACAATCTCAACACCTAAACCAGCTGATATCTCAATACCTTTGTTTACCATAGCTCTGGTTACAGTTCCTTTACCTCCAGTAGCTAATAATTTTTGTGTTCCTCTCGCTAAAGCTGTACGTGTAACTCCAATAGCTTTACCAGCTACACCAGCAGTCAAGGCGTCAATCATACCTATAGCAAGACCTCTTGTTGCTGCTCTATTTCTAATACTTTGAAGAGCTTCAGGATCATTTAAAACTTGTCGTATTCCTTCTTGATCAAATTTACCTCCTTTTTTTTCAACCTCTTCTTTCATAAACTCAGTATAAGACATACCAAATTCCAAAGCAGACGAAGCGCCACCCATAGCTCCTGCAAAACCACCTGCTCCTGCTCCAAATAAAGCTAAAGGCCCACCTGCTGCTGTTAGTGCAGCACCTGTACCTGCTCCTACTGCTGCTCCTGCTCCTGCCGCTGCGGCAGATGCTGGATTAATCATTGAAGCAAGTGAGTCAACAAGTAATTCTGGAGCTATAGAAAGGTTTGATCCAAAGCCAAGAATAAAACCAAGAACCCCACCACCATTTGATTCATAAATTTTTTGAAAACTTTTCATTTCATCTGAAACAGCAACGTTTTCAGATTGTTTAACAGCAGCTATATAATCTGCTAAATCTTCTTCTGAGATATTTTTTCCTTTTGCAAACAAAGCAATAGAATCGTCTACAGACTGACCTTTTGTATAGCCGTTACCGATAGCTCTATATATATCACCCCAGAAATCAGCACTTAAAACTCCTAAAACTGGAACATCATCAAACGCCCAATCAGAAGCTTTTCCTAACCAACTTTCTTCAAGCCAAGTTGTACCTTCTTCTAATTCTTCTTCTTCGTCAACTACATTACCTTGTTCGTCAAATTGAAAAATATCAGTACCACCTTCCATCATTTCTGAAATTCTTTCAGCAGCAGTTGAATTAGGATCTTCTACTCCAGGAAGATTATCTTCAGTGGTTTCAATGTCTTCCTCTACAATAGTTTCATTTGGGTTTTCAACTATTATGTCTGAAGAATCCGAAGATCCAACTGTCTCCACTGTAGGAGTTGAAGTATTTGATTCCGTATTTTCCGTTGGAGAAATAATAGGAGAATCTCCAGTTTCGATTTTTTTTTTTCGTGTAAAATTAACACCTTTTTTAAAGTCTTCGATTGAATCAAAAGAACCATCTTTTAAAAGACCAAATATAATTTCTGGATCAGCACCATCAGTAAAGTCTATAAATTCTTGTAAAGAATCGAACGCACCTTCTTGAAGTAAATCGTATTCAAATAAATCTTCTATTTCAAACATATCTTATGGTGTTGTTTTTTTATCTGTCCACATTTTCATAATCCTGGCATTATAAAGAGCCATGCTTTCGCCTGTTTTTTGAGGATTTTTAGCCTGTATCAAGTTTACTGAAGGTCTTCCTCCAGTAGCTCTTTTTTTATCTGTACTTTCTCTTTCCTTATTAACAGCTTGAATACCATTATTTATTGCTTCAGTAATGAGCGCTGCCATTTTTTGTTTAGACAAGCTTTGGTCAAGTAAAATAGGAGTTGACGTTCCTGCTATATTAATCATTACCACTTCTTCTCCAAGATCTCTGTTTGCATATTCTGCTGTTTTAAAATCACTCGATAATTTACCAGTAGGATCTTTTGCGTCAAGGTCTGCTATGTATTCATTTAAAATTTTGTCAGCTTCAGCGTCACTAAATAATTTTGTCTTAGCGTTACCAAGGTTAGATCTTTTAATATTCTTCTTAACTCCTGATTTTAATGATTTCTGTATTATTTCATTAATAGACTCTTCAGCAGCATCATCACCACTTAACCAATCTACAAGTCCTCCTGTAGAGCCATCAAAAGCATCATCTAATAAAGTTAAAACAGTGTCACCACCTGCATTTACTTTTTGATTTTCTGTAATTAAATCATAAGCCGCTCTTGGAGTCCCTCCAGCAAGTCTACCTTTTCGTTTCTTTCTACCACTTAAATCATAATTAACTTCTTTCAGACCTTCTTCAATTTGAGACCTGTTAGCTGATTCACCTGTCAAACTCTTATATAGACCTGTTATTTCATTTAATAGGTCAACATCATTATAAGCTTCGTTTATATCTGTGGTAGTAAGATCGTCAAGTTTTCCAGTAGTAGATCTACGAGGTACTGATATAGGATCTTCCCCATCCTTGTAAAATATAATATTATCATCATTCATATCAAAATCAACAATATCTGAAGCGTTAGTATCTGATTTATTGTTATTTATATCAGTTATTAAACTTCTAATAATATTTTCTGCATTTGCCGTATCAGCTGTAAGAGCATCCGCAAGTTGCGCAGCATAACCACCAATTTTTGTATCAATTTTCTTTGAACCTACATTAGCTGCATTTGGTTGAACTCCACCAAGTCCTTTAGCTTTTGTGGTTTTCTGACCAAACTGAGTAAGAATTTCGTCTCTTACATACTGTTCAGTAGCTTTTTTTTGCTCTGCAAGTAATTTTACACTTGGAGGTTGAGTAGAATAATCTGCTTCAATCCATTTAGACAAATCCGTACCACCTTTATCAACAAACTCTTGTTCAGTTTGAGCAATTATATATCTATCATCACCAAAACTCCTGTTTATTAAAACATTAGCGTAAGATAACTCATCATAAAGTATAGTTCCTGATACGCTTTTAACTAATGTATTAAAATTAGTTTGACCATCCTTACCTTTTAAAGCATCTTCCATTTGTCTTGCGCCCTCTGTAGTGACAACAACGTTACCACCTTTATCAACAGTATAACCACTAATAGTAGATGTAATAAAAGCGCCAACATTCTTTTTTTCATTAGCGACTAAACTACTTAAATCATACTTAGCGTTATCATCTTGGTATAACAATAAATTATTCATATTGTTCATGCTACCGTATTGATCTCTTTGTGTTTCCCAATCAGGCATACTACCATCTTCATTCATTCTAACCAAATAACCATTACCTGTTGGAGCAGTCCAAGGAACTACGTCATTTAAGTTATTAAAACCAAGTACAGATTCCTTTATAGCGGTCTCCATACCTGAAGCTATTTTTTTTCCGTTTGGCCCAAGTTTTTGTCTTGCTTCCGAATCTACATATTTTGTATTCCAATCTTTAGCTGCTATACCCCAATTAGCAATAGAATCTTTAGCTGTTTGAAGTGTAGCCATAAAATCAGCAGGTTTAATTAAACCAGCTTTCATTAATTTAGATTGTTTTAAAAGAGTTTCTTTTAAACCTTGAGCTGACAATAAAACTGTCTGTCCTAATGTTTGATTTTCAAATGAATCTGCTTGGTTTAACTGGTTAATTACCTCATCTTCTGCGCTTTGTATATCAGCCTTTCTTTTTTCTCTTCCAACCGCTACTGCTTGAGCGCCTCCAGCAATTTTCTGAGCCTCTTTATTAAAATCTATTTGAGAACCTTCACGACCAGCATAATTTTGATAATCGGATACTGACTCTGTTCTTGTAAATTCGTTTGCCATTTTTTATATTTTATTGACCAGCTTGATTAGATAAATAAAGCGCTTCTGCGGCTGCTTGATCTTCTGGAGTAGCATTATTTCCAAACAATGGAGCTAACTGAGCAACATTACCCATTGTACTTACCACCCCACTTATACCCTGACTAAATTGTTGTGCTTTTGCCGCGTAAGCATCTTTTGCTTTTAGCTCATTATCTTTAGCTTGACCTAAGTCCATCTTTTTTAAATCTTGATTTATAGCGTCTTTGGCATCAGCTTTCATTTTAGCATTTGTCTCTAAGTCTTTTTGCAAGGCTAATCGAGTAGCATTTGCGGTAGCATCAGAGCTTTGTTGAACTAAACCAACCCCAGCAGCTAAATTACGAGAATCACCTTCTTGTAAAGCCTGAATGTTTTGAGTCTGAGCCTGTAAGTTATTTTGGAACGCAGCATCATAAGCTTCAGTTGAAACATTTAAACCAGCATAAAAGTTCTTTTCTGCTTTCTTTTTAGCTGATGCCATATTTCTTTTAGCCTCTGCCTCTGCTTTTTCCGCTAATCTTCCTTGCTTTGCTGATTGACTAAACGAATTTATCGCTCCTCCTGCTGAAGCCGCTACTCCTACTACTGCTGCTGTTGTTACTGCCATTTTATAATTTTTTAATCATTTCAATAGAATAGGTAGAAGCTTCTTCATAGCCTATTTTTTTATACACATTAATTAAAGGTTTGTTTTTTATTAACGCATACACATATTTTTTATTTAATGCTTTAGCTTGATTAGTTATTGTTTCAACCAATAACGATAAAGCATCTTTTCTTTTTTGACGATCTTTATAATGTATATTAGATATTATCCAATCACACCATACTGCCGTTGAGTTAGTGGTGTACATAAAACCTGCACAAATAGGAATGTCTTTATCGTAAACTATGTAGCCTCCAGTTCCGTTTTCAGGAAGAAAATCTTTTGTAGGCGCAGTCCATCTCCAATCATTCCACCAGCCAACAAGTATGTTGTCGTAATCACTTACTTCTAATGGTCTTATATTTAATTTCATTTACAACAAAGATAACAATTTTTTACGGATAACTTTTGTAACCTTTATTACTTCACGCCAGGAAAACTTTTCATTACACTGCTTCCTACAGAAAACAATTCAACTGGATTAGTAGAATCATTTTGTAAAGTAAATTGTAAATAGTAACCCCTTGCTCCATGAGACTCAGCAACTGAATCTTTTATAGCCATAATAAACTGACCAACGGTAGGGACTGTCCCACCCACTCCAGTAGTGTCTATAGTAATGCTTGTAGATGTTTTACCTGTTATCTGACCTGCCAGTACTGGAGGAGCTGTCGCTGCACCAGCCGTTAAAGTAGCTGCATACGCTGTGTCTCCTATATTTGTAATAGATCCAATAGAGCTTAAAAAAGTAATTATAGTTGCATTGTTTGGCCCAGTAACCCCTGTACAAACTCCAAGACCATTTGCGGAACGCATTTGCCAATTTACTGTATTAGCATTTGTTCTAATAAAAGAATACCATTCACCTTCCTTTTCTTGAAAATAAGTTTCTAACATAGATCCTGGATTCCCATCAGTTAAATCTGTCAACAAAGAAGTACATTCCCAACGAGCCTCATTTGTATCTACAACTGTAGTAGTAGACTCATAAGATATAGTCTTAAACAACTTAATACTTAGCGTTGGTTCTGGATTAAAAACACTTGTTATTGATGATGCTGTAAAAGTTCCATAATAATTATTCCTTAAAGGATTAGTGTTATGCCTCCATAAATTACCTCCCTTAAAACTGTAAAAAAAACTATTCATTCCTATCATAAACTCAGGGAAAAAAGAGTAAAAAGAAGGCCACCCACCTTGACCACCATATTTTGGAAGTGATGAAGAATCTTTATTGTATGTTAATGTATAATTTGGCATATAGTTTTATTTTTTAAGTTGGATTACAATTCCCTGAAGATACAACAACTCCGTTTCTAATTCCTAAAGCAGTTGTTCCAGATGGCCCAGGATTTCCTATTATAACGTATTGAAGTGTATTGGTGTCATTTAAGTATGCTGAACCATCAGCTGCTGTAAAAACAAAATTACCTATCTCTGGCAACGCATTAGTTCTAATGGTATAAGGCACAGAATTTCCAGTTGCATTTCTAACAAAATAGTAAGTTGTATTTGGAGTAAAACAACCAACTCCTCCCTGAAGAGGTGAACCTGTAAAAGTTGGTAAAGACACAGGACAATCTACCTCCCAATTAAATGCAGTTCCACATAGTGGTGCAAATATTTTTAAGTTTAAAACCGTTGGCGTTACTGATGTCTTAGGAACAACCATTGTAAAAACAGGAGAAGTTATAGAACTTGAATCTGATGAAAAACCTATAGCTGAAGAAGCAACTGTTACATTTTGAGTTGTTCCTTGATCCACGTATGCACCAGACACTAAAGAAAAATTAGATGGAGAAGTACCTTGAGTTGGACAAGATCCAGCACTATCGTAAGGACTGTTACTTAATAAATCTGCATTTTGATTACCTACATATGTAGGAAGTGATGTCCCCTGGTTTCCAATTCCAGCATAGTCAACTTGAGTATTAGATCCATCAACTAACAATACTCCATTGTGGTTATCTGCTGCTGTTAATCTATTATATCCAACACCATTTAATGAAGCAATAATACCATCTGGTATTGATCCACCCATAAAACATCTTATAACCACAGCTCCCAAATCATTTGCTAAATCAATATTAGCATCAAAAACTCCATTTTGATTAGCGATAGACGCAGAAAGTCCTGTTCCACAAGGAACTAAACAAGCGCTACATGGTTGAGCATTAAGTAATATTCCGTTTAACTGCTGTCTAACTATCAGGCCTTGACCATAATAACCATCAGCAGCTAAAGTACTTAATGAAGAATCCGTATATAAAGATGTTGCTGACGAAAAATTTACGCCATCGAAACAGTATGTTCCTAATGTTGCCATATTTTATTTATTTAAGGGCAAGTTACTAATTCTATTACTAACCCATTTGATGTAACTCTAATATATTTATCTGATTCTGATTTATAATAACCTGCTGTTAATGGTACTGCTTGACTACTATAACAAGTAGAAGAAGAATAAACAAAATCATTTATAGCAGGATATGTTCCTGATCCAGTATGATAGTATGTTTGAGACAGCGGTTGATTACACACATCCGAAACTTCTTGATTTGTACTTGCTGTAAAAGCAACACAATTAACAACACACTCACAACAGGCATCATCAGCAGAAGCTGCATCGTAACAAAATTGTTGACATGATGTTGTTCTGTAGTCATATATCAAATATAAATATTGATTAGCAACAGGAATAGACAAGGAGCTTAGTGTAGCCTCGTACAATCCTTCTGACGCCTCAACAACACTTCCGTTTGGTATAGTCGCAGACGCAGCTAATAAGGATGCTATATCTGGCTGGTTGTTTTGGTATAAAGTATTACTTGATAAGTATTTAAAATTATCGTCAGGAAAACCCCAGTCATAATCATCAAAATTTATTTTATTAGATCTTATAGTTAAATCAACCCCATCATTTGGAAACACCCCTAAAGACCTTATTCCAACTTGAGGATCATAGGTAGATGCAATTAAATGAGAATTACCAAACTGACACAAGTCACTATCAATTGGACTTATAGTTGTTGTGTTCTCCCAAAAATATTCTGCATGAATATATTTATTAGCATCAACACTTGAGTTCATAACCACCTTCACAACAGTAATATTTACTTGTTCAGGACAATTATAATCTATAGAAAAACTTGAATCTAAACCAACAGAATTAACTGTTACAACTGCATTACTTGGAGTGTTTAAAGATTTGCTCCAAGTGTAAGATCCTGAACCAGTTAAAGTTCCACTTGTAGATGTTGTTCCGTTCCATAATACAGAAATTGTAATACTTCCTGAAGTTATATTGTAGCCAATTAGCACATCTCCGATTACATTTCCAAAATTTACTGTAGAAGAAAACGGTGTACCAACTGGTAGACCACTTCTATTTATAGATGTACCACATGGAATTACTTGAGCAGGAATAGGTACTGATTTTTGATTCATTCCTAAAACAAACTCATCCATATAAGGATCAAATGCTCCTAATTTTTGATTGTTTAAATTATCGTTAAACTCATCTCTAAAAAAAGATCGCATTCCAGAATCGGAAATAACAGTCAAACTCTCTCCTTGACCTCCTTGTGAGTTTCCTGACAACATTAATACAGCTCCTCTTTTTGAATCTGTAAAGTAAGTATCAAACCCATGAGTTGAAAAACTTTCAGGATTAAAACTAATACCATACTCCTCAATACGAGCAATTTGAGTTCCTAATATCTGAGGAACTGAAGTAACAACACCACCACCTGTTGAGTCAGTTAATTGGTTTTTACTTGCTAAAACATAAGAAATTTTATCCTCTTGCAAAACTAATATATCAGTTTTACGCGCGTGCATTTTTTGAATAGGCCCATAAGAAGTTTCTAAATCTTTAAAATTTACTAAACCTAAATTAAATTCATTTAAATTATTTGTACCAGAGTTACTACTGTACACTCCGCTATAAGTCATACCTTCAAACCTATCAGCTTCCTTATAGTCTTGATTAGATACAGCTAAAGTTCTTTCTCCTAATTGAAAACTTTTAGCGGCTAATCTATCTTTTATTTTATAACTTTCAACACCATTACCAAATGTGTAAACATCAGAAAAATTTAATTCAACAACCGCATCTTGTGAAGAAGTTTGATTTTGATCAAAATCTCCTGTTCCTGATAAATGATTATAATTAGCGTCAATATCATACATTTCACTTGCATCAAAATACAAATCTGGATTTGCATCTAAAGGCTCTGACTCAAAAATCATTAAAGTATTAGCTCTAAAAACAACAATGTCAGCAGATATACTTGATTGTCTATCAGAAGTAAAAGTTCTGTTAGCTCCAGGAACACCACTATTTATACCAAAGTATAACGGAGAGGTTTCGTCACCTGGAATATCTTGAACAAAACCAAGCTTTATTTTAAATCTTGTACATGGAAGATTGCCAGCAAACCCATATTCATTACCAGAAACAAATGGAGGAAATCCACTGTCAGGAACTGAAACATTTACATAAGCTCCATCATAAGTAGCAGCAACCTCATCAACACCAAAACCATTTACATTCCCTGGTGAAGCCAACAGAACATTTACATTGTCTCCATCATACCATCTTTTCATGTCTGGGTAATCTCTACTTGCAACAAATTGCTGTTCCCACTCCCAAGTATATTCTTTCGCTCCACCTGGAAAACCTGTAGCAGAACGTTGCGCTATAAATTTTAATTTTATAACAGAACCACCTGGGACGCTATAGTTTGTTGTACCAGTAGCAGCTCCTAATGAATCATATTGTGTTGTAAAACAAGGATAACCTACCTGTCTTTTTGAAGTGCAACCATCAGCCTTGTCCGATGCTTTCTGATCTCCATAATCTATAACCGAATCATTAGGAATCGTAACATTAAAATTTTGATTTTTAACATTCATGTATAAACCTGGCAATTGACTTATTTCTTCAAATCCAATTTCTCCAGCTTCTTGTAAAAAATCTGTAGACTCTGCTGTTACATCTAAAACAGTAACTTTTTCTACTCTTGGCAAAGCCCCATCTACATCTCCTTTTACTATTAGCGTTTGTCCTTTTTCAACCTTATTAGCATTATCGCCTTCTAATTTAAAAAAGATCATATTGTCACTTGGTCTTACATAATAGAAATTTGTAAATATAGTTTCATAAGTGCCTAAACTTGGTTTAACAACAAACTTGTATTTTTTGGCCCAGTAAGGAGCAATACTGTTTACTTGAACTAAAATTTTATTTACACTAATTGAATTTGCTGGTTCAATATATATTGTATTATACTCCGAAACCAATACAGTAGAGGCACGAGCGTATTCATCCATATAAACAATTCCTGTTTCATAATCCCTATTACTATGTAAACTTGTAGTGTCATTATCTGAAGTGAATGTAATGTTTCCAGAAATAAATCTAAAAAACTCAAACATATTTGTTGTTATTGGAGCTGCTGGATCTGTAACATCTATAGCTTGATAATTCATTGCAATTACCTGTAACTCAAATGTATCAGATCCTGGGACTACCGCAGTTAATGCAAACCCTTGCTGTGCAGTTGCATCAGTTATACTACTATTAAATTTTGTAAATGTACAGGTGTTAGCTGGAACAGATAAATAATTATTAAATAAATCTGTTAAAGAATTTCCTGTATCCGCTAATAGCAAAGTCTTAAACCTTCCATCTGATAATATACCTGTTCCTATTGCATCTTTAAACTGAGCTGAACTTACAAAATCATAAACAGAAGAATAATCTTCATTTAATGTAATAGATATTGTTAACGAAAAACTTGCGTTTTTAAACTCTTCATTAGCAATGTAACAATCAGTAGTTGTTGTGCCAGTTAATTTAGCGTGTTCAAAACGAAAAGAAAAACCTATTACAGATCCTTGTTTTAACTTAGAAGAAATTTCCGATAAGTTAATAGTGATTTTACTATTATCTATATTTTCAGTTGTCCCAGAAAGAGTATAAGCGCTACCATTCCCTGGCTCTGGAATTTTTAAAGTTATAAAATCTACGTTTTTTGAAATGTAAGAGGTTGTATAGTTTAAAGCAATGTTTGATCCATCAGCACTCCCTCTTCTAAAGTTATATCCATCTATAAAATTACCATAAAATAACCTATTACTCATTATTGTTTGAGCTTTTGCTACCCTTGGAACATTATCATATTGTCTTAATAACTCATCTCCACCTATTGTGGTATAAATTTTACTATTTGTAAAAGAATAAGTTTTAGACGTATTGTCTGCCCATCCATAATCTTGTTTCTTAAATCTCTCTATTACAAAAATAGAATTTGAAGTTGTTTCTTTATATAGTAAATCGATTTCTAAAACACGTTTACTACCAGTATTAAAAGTTACAATTGCTCCGTTGTATCTATTGACCATTCCACCGTTTAAAAAGTTTCTTGTATCAAAAGTAAATGTGCTTGCTGCAAAAGCTGGTTTTGTAAATAAAGAAGTAGCGCTATATTCGTTGTCTTGATACCTGTATCTATATGCAAAACAAACAAATCTTTCTTTTAAGTAATTTTCATTACCAGGTAAGTTTACAAGTTGAACTAATGGTGCAGGTAAGTTTACATTTGATCCAACTACATCTTCAAACCCAGGCGGCTTAACTATTACAGATATATCTTCTTCAACAATCTGATCTGTATTACCAATTGGGTTAGGATAATTTCTCCCTATATTTATCATTCGAGGAGGATTTAAATCATCTGTAAAAAACAATAATTTTCCATCCACTAAATCAACCGCTGTTATTAAGTATTTAGGATCAAAATTTAATACCGTAGTAGAAACAACATGATATTGAACAACTTGATTCTCAGTATTATAAGAAACTATTAAATCAATTCCTCCAGTTTTACCAGGGAAATCTTTATCATGTATAAACCAATAGATGTTCTCTCTCATTCCATCCTCATAAGCTCCTATACATACTGCTGTTGAAGATATAGTCGTACCTTCAAACTTAATTGTTGTAAGTTTTTGATTACCTCTGGAGTTTTCCACAGCTCCTATTTCAGTAGTTTCTGTAGCTCCTAAACGAACATTCATTGCGTTAATATATTCTCCAGGAGGAAGAAGCCTTTCATCGATAGACTTATTCATTCTACCTGCCGTAAAATTTGTTGTAACTATTGGCATATTATTTTATCCATTTATTCTGACCTCTCATGTTCATTAACAATCGACCAGGGTGTATATTACTTAATCTAATTTTTGAATTTCTTAACAAAGAAGACTTATCTTTTCTTGCTCTATTAATTACATACTCTGAAACACCTACTCTTCCATTTAATATAGAGTATCTAATATAAGCGTATATATATTCTTCAAATAATTTGTTTACATGAACATCTGTATCAACTCCATTTTCCATTCCATCTGAAACATATTCTAAAACAATAGAAGAAGAAGCGATTATGTTGCTAAAGTTAATTACACCTGCTTGCTTATTAATTGTAAATGTAGGATTAGAATTTGCAGTCTCTGTGTTTAATCCAAAGCGTGCGCCTACAGCGTAATTAAAACACCATACACCATCTATACACCATCCTTCAGAATTATTGTAAGGACTACTCGAGTTTAAATATATGCTCGGAGCTGTAGCTGACATTTGATTTAAATTTAATTCTGACTCTTGAGGACTTAACGCATTACCATCTTGATCAAATAATACATTTGACTGATTGTCTTGTAAATATGCAGAAGACCAATTTGTTTGAATGTTTTCTGACAATGGATGTAATACTCCATTTACAAATTGAGAAATACGCACCCAATTCACATAGTCTGGAGGTAATACAAAACGCAATTGATCTGTAATGTCTAACTGAAGAATTTTAATCTCCTTCATCGCGTCATAATTTAATTCTTGTATCCCTCTTTTAGCGTGAAATAAAATTTGATACCTTTCGATATTATTTATTAACTCGTGATTACCTTGATACATTAACATAAAATTATTAACTATATCAGATAAAGAAAGAAATTGATACGATCCATGATTTAAATCAGTTGGATTGTTTCCTGAGTTTTGATAATATGCGTAATCATTTATATATGCCATAATTATTGTTGTTGTTGATTATCCATTATTTCTGCATTTTGACCAAACTCAATTACATCTTTTTCTCTAATTTCAAGGCCAACATATTGGCAAATCTTAGCTATTAGAATAGGCTCGTCTGACAACGGTAATTCAAAGTCTTGATAATCGGCGCTTGTAGGATCAAATAAAGGCTCTCCAGCTAATAGTGTAGCGTAAGTCCAGTTTGGCGGTAAAGGGTATCTAACGTACTGAGATGTTAATTGACCTATTTTATTTATAGTAATTGGAAATGCTTCCGCTACAAGAGCATTTTGTGTGTAAGCTGGGTAGCCAATGTTTGGTTTTGTTAAAACAGAATTGTTCAGCATAGTAATTTTACTTTGTGCTACTCTTTCTGCTTCAACAATATCATTGACTGAATATATATTGTAAGTTTTTCCTACAGCATTCCAAACTGATGCACCTACTGTTGCAAAGACTAAAAGATTTGTTGCGCTAACTACTTGTGAAACTACTGTGTTATAAACCACCCCTCCTGTAATAGTTGAAACTATATCTCCAACAGCTACTCCTGCTGCAATAAAGTCCGCAGAAGTGTCGTTTACCGCTATAGAACCACCATTGGTCGAAGTTGTTACTCCTGCCGCCAATTCTTTAGCAAACACCATCATCTTATTAATTAAATAATAATCAGCTGGTAGTGTATATAAATTAGACTGTATATCCCCTAATTGAGATGTTGCAGAATTTAATAAAGGAATATTTACATAAAAAGTATCTATTACCTCAACTAATCCTTTAGCTATGTCGGCATAACCTGTTCCAGATTGTCTTTGGTTTTCTTTTAATATTTGATTATTATATTGATAAAAATAATCCTCAAACATATCCATTTGAGCTTGTTGCGCATACAAATTAAAGTCAGCTGGAGATATGTAACCGTAATTATTTTTATTCGCTATAGCTAATACAGTGTTTCGTACTTCGTTTATTGGCATAATTAATTCTTTTTACAAAGATAGCAAAAAAAAAGAGGCCCTATTTTTTTTAGAACCTCTCTTTAATTGTTTAATTAATGCTGTTATGCATTAACGATACTTGTTACAGCTTTTGGAAGACTTACCTCAAAATAAGGATTCTGCCAAGATGTAGCTAATGCTACTTCCATATTATCTAATATAGATGTGTAAACATCATGAGCTACTTGAGCCGCTGTTGTTACTGTAGTAACAGTTCCATCAACATAAGAAATTGTAACTGTTACTTCTGTAGCTGTTGCCGTAGCAACCGCTTTAACTCCGTCAAGACTAATCAATTGACCAGTAATAGGAGCGTTCGTGATTTTAAGAAATTTTGCCATTTTATAAAAAGTTTTTAATGGGTTAATAAAGTACAAATATAGCAAAAAAAAAGCCACCCTTTTAAGGTAGCTTATTTTCGGTATGCTCTGTTTCGTTCCGCAACGACCAAGTTTAAAAAACTAACAGTTACATCCTAATATTTCTGAATTGTTAATTTTACTTTTTATTACTTAATTTGTTTTTTAAAAGTTTAAAAACCTCAAGTCCTTCATCGGATTGTAAAAAAGAACCAACAATATAATTTGGATCTTCACCATAAGGAACTGTTAGCATTTTCTTTTTGTTGTTAGGTAAATTATAATAAACATCCTTGTTGTTATTTCTAAATGTTATAAAACCTGCCATCATAAATTGATGAATTGTATCCATTAACTCTAACATTGGATCATTTATGGTATCCATAAAATCTTCTGGTCTTGATTTAGCATATAAAAGAATATCTCTTTTTAATTCTGGTATTGTCATGTTATCTACACCATTACCCATTAAAACTCTACATACTGAAGTTAATTTATTTACATCAGTAGTTATTTTTTTAGCTTCTATTTGAGCATTTAACTCTGCCTCAACATACTCTAATTCTTCAGCTGCATCTTTAGCATTATTTATTTCCTCAAATACCATGTCTTTACTTGGATGATAATATAAGAATTGTTGTAATACTTGATTTTGTTTTTCAACTATTAACATTCCATCTTCAAAAACAATTGGTTCTAAGATTGCATTACCATCTTGTTCGTCTTCAAACGGACTTTTTTGATTTCTTGCATAACGAAGAGGTCTATTAATACCTTGGTCTTCGTCAAAATGTAATAAAGGTGATCTCGATGAATGCCTTGAAGCAAGCATATATGAGAGTGGGAATTGTTGGCCTGTAAGTTTATAGGCTTTAGTTTCGTACTTTTCTTTTTGTTTTGCCATTATAATATGATTTAATTTGATTAAAAAAAATAAAAAGGGAGAAATTAATCTCCCTAATTATTACTACTTATTTACTATGCATCTTGGAATAAGAAGAAGTTGTTTGCACCTAAAGTACATACAGCTCTCTCACTCAAGAAGTTTACTTCCATCGCATCTAAATCAGAAGTTTTTGCACCACCAGCAGAACCAGTAATCCAAGTTTTGTATCTTCTGTCTTCAGTTTCTGAAGCTCTATATCTAACGTGTAAGAAAGGTCTTTTAGCGTTCTTACCTAAGATTTGATCATATACAGTTGTTGAACCAGCTGGAACTAAAAGTCCGTTGATTGCACCTGCATTTACACCACCTCTCATAGTAGGATCGTTTAAGTATTTCCAGTCAGACTTGTAAAAATCATAACCTCTACGGAATCCTGTGAAACCTAAGTTAAGAGCCATGTCTTTATCATTGTCAAATAAACCATAAGAAGTACCACCTGCTCCATAAGAGTTTTGTGCTGCTAACATATCGTCAATGTCAAATGAGAATTGTCTGTTTACAAAAATTACATTTTCTTCAATAGAACCTTGCTTATCAAGTCTTTGAATAACATTGTCAAATTGAGCTAAAGCAACTGGGTTTCCACCACCGAATACATTACCTCTATTTCCTACTACATAGAAAATACCATCAGATCCTGAAAGATTAGCTGCACCTGCACCTACTCCTACACCTTGTAAGAAATCGGCTGCACCAGAAGCTGCGTCTGCTGGAACTGCTTCCACCATTGCTGTTTCTAAATAATCTTCAAAACGTAATCGTGTATCATGCTCAGATTTCAAATACCATAAGTATCCGCTTGCACCATTTTCAGATGTAACTTCAATCCAACCAATTTGAGCCATGTCAGAACCAGAAACAGAATATTTGTCTTTGATAATAATTGGCTTGTTGTCAAAAATAAAGTCATCAGACTCGTTAGAACCAACCATTCCGTTAGTACCTTTTGCAAATTCAGAACCATAGATAAAAATATCACATCCTGATGCTGCTGCCATTGCTTGACCGCCTGCTTCATAATAAGCTACAGTAAATGTTCCTGGAGCTGCTGAAGTTGGAGCTACTTTGATAATTGCTTTATTTTGTAATGTTGATCCAGGTGTATTGTCTGAAATCATTACAGTTTGTCCAACTCTAAGTGTAGCTAAAATACCTGAATTAGCATTTAACTGTGGATTAAAGTTAGTAGGATTGTTAGCTCCAGCTCCTGGTGCTGCTCCTACTCCTGGAACTGTCCAAACACCATCTACTGCACCTGCTGCTGAAGCAGAAGTACATCCTTGATATTTTGTGTGTAATCTACCTTGTTCTGCCCATTTAATTAAATCTGAGTTAGAAGGCATTTCAGCTCCTACCATTCTCAAGAATGATGCTACTGATCTGTTTCCATAACGCTCAAATTCCTTTTCGTAAGTATCTGGAAGATACTGATTTAAGAAATCAAAGTTGTTTATGTAGTTTGTTGATAACGGAGTTTGCTGCGCACTTGGCTGCAAGTCAAATCCTGGTGTTACATTTACTGCCATTTTTTAATTGTTTTTAATTGTTTTTAATTGTTTAACTTTTTTTAACACTTCTAATTTTGAGTCCTCTTCCATGTTCATTTCTATTATCACTACTCACAGGACGTATTTTCATTCCATCTTTTGAAACGGTTTGAGATTGTTGCCTCATATCCATGTTTATGTTTTTAGATTTTCTTGAAACATTATCCACAGCATTGGCTACGCCTTGATCATAAAAATATTGAGCAAACTTATCAGGATTCATCGCTACCGACAAAGCTTTATGATAACCTACTGCGTCTTTAATTAATCCACTTTCGTCTAAATATTTGCCAATAAAATTACCAACATTAGATTGAACATTTCTTAATTCTTCCGCAGTACCAGGTTTATAAGTTAAATTATTATCAGACACATTGAAATCAAAACCTTTAAAATCATTGTTAAACACATCATTTGTTTTGTCTGTAAAAAAATCAGCTTTCTTCCTGTTTACTTCCTCTAAACTTTTAGATTCCTCTATTGAACTTCTGTAAGCATTAAGATTTTTTTCCTGTTCTTCAGATAATCCACCCCCACTTGACTCAAGAGGAATGTTGTATTTATCTTTTTGTTCATTCAAAAATTTCTTTGCTTTCGCAAGTTCACGTTTTTTAGCTAATTTTACTTTCTTGATTTCTCTTGGTTCGTCTAAATCCTCATCGAAACTAAACTTGTCCTCAATAATATCTTGAATGTCTATTTCGTCTAAACCTTCTTCAGTTGACGAATAATAATTAGCCAGTACAACATCGTCTTCCATTTCCTCAAAGTTTTTTTGTAAATTATAAAAATCTTCAATTCCACGTCCAGTTTCTTGTTTGTACTTAAAATACGCTGATACATCCTCTGGTAAATCAACATTTGCCTCTTTTTCCGCAAATAATTCATCAACAGAATTAATATCCTTGTCGTATCTATTTTTTATATATGAAAGAACGTCTTGATCATTTAATTCAACCAAGGGTGTTTCAATTTCCTGTTCTTTAACAGGATTGTTATTTTCTTTAGGCTCTTCTGTTTTATTATCTTCAGATAAATTAACTTTATCTATTGAAGGTTCATTTGTATCTGAGTCTTGATATTTTTCTTCATGCGCTTTTAGTAAATCGTTTTCTACTTCAACACGAGACTTTTCCTCTTTTGTTACTTCTCTTACTTTAATTTCCATTTGATTTGATTTTTTACAAAGTTAATATTAATTTTAATTAAATTTTAGGCTATTTATCTTGGATTAAATTCTGAAAAATCAAACCCATCTAAGCTATCTTCATTAGATTCAAAATTAATAGAAGGTAGATTACGTTTTCTTTGTTCAATCATTCTTGATTGATTAGAAGATTGATTATTTAATCTATCAGATTTATTTGTTTCTCTACTTTTCTCTCTTTCGTCTAATTGACTTTGCTCTACACCCTTTAATTGCATTTGATAATTAAACTCAACCTCCATTAACTTGGATTTTAATTGAACTTCCATTTGCATTTTTTGAATCGCCATCTGACCTTCAGCAGTCATTGTTTCCATTTTTGCAGCTGACTGAGCTTGAGCTATTTGCATTTGCTGTTGAGCCGCTGCTTCTTGAGCTTGCATTTGTTGTTGCGCCTGCATCTCTTGTTGTTGCATTTGCATTTGCTGTTCTCTTTCTTCTTTTTGTTTACGTTTTAATTTTAATAACTGATTAGCCATTTTTAGATTATGAATCTCTCTAATATCAATAGCGTCTTCTAAACTTATATTTTTTTGAGATAAAGCCATTTGAATGTTTTGCTCTAACATAGCTTTTTCCTCTTCATCTGGAGACATTTCAATAAATATTCCAAAATCATATAAATACAAGTTTTTTATATCTTCAATAATTTGAAGATTATATTTACCAATTTGCATTGCAAACTCATCTTTAAAATCAGCATACTCTAATATATCAGCCATTCTAATAGATAAGCATTCAGCTAAACTTCTTGTCATATATAAACTTGCTTGTAATATATGTCTTGTAGCTGTATTTGAATTTAATGCAGCTAATTTATTAACACCAACTAAAGAATTAGGATCAGGACTTGATCCATCACGAGCTTCGTTTAGTCCTGTTACAGATCTAATCATATCTAAATAATGATTATAATTGCCTATAAGCATTTGCATTTTACCTGCTCCACTTGAAGCTGTTAATTGAGTAATTGGAACTTTTGCATTATTATATTCACCATCCTGAGTATAACTTCTACCAATAACACTACCTGTTTGAAAGTATAATCGTAAAGCATCCTCTGGATTGTATGCAGCTCCAGTACCTAAATCTACCTCATTTAATCCATCAGCATCAATAAAAACACCATCAGGAACTACACGAGAAACAACTTGTTGAATTTTTAAATGCGTCATTTGAATTAAATCCGCAAACGGAATCATTCTACGAACTAAAGATTCAACAGCTCCTTTGTACATTCTTGGCGCGCAAGCTATATAATTAGGTCTTGCATATTGATTTGCTGATTTTGGTCTAACCATATTTTCACTCAATTTCCATTGAAGCATAATATTAGTACCCATAACCATTACACCATCATACCAAACATCAATTCTTTTAGTAACTTTTTCAAAGCCACCTTCATCCATCATTTCTTGAGGAGGATTAAATTCATCTGTTTTTTCTACAGTTTTAAATGTTCCATCAGCCATTCTTTTCTTCTTGTAAACAAAAGAATTTGTAGATTTATAATTAAAATACAACAAGGTAGCTGTGTCTCTATGAAACATACTATTGTTGTAAGCTTGTGCGTCATTATAATACTGATACCATGATTGACTATATTTAGATATTTCATCTAAATCTCCAAGAGATAAGTCTGGATCTATTTTAATTAACTCTCCAATTGGAACAGTTTTAATTTCTCCCCAATAAAAATTATCTTTAAAATAAGGATCTTCAGTATAACTATAAACCACATTAGCTGGATCAACATAATCAATTTGAACACCAGAACCTGGTAAAAACATATGTTTACATATACCAATACCTAAAACAGTTTGATCATAATCACATCTTTTTCTAATATCTTGGTAATGATTTTCATCTAACAAAGTATTAATACCAACCTCTTGAGCAATCTCAACAGCTGGTTTAAACTTCATTTGCATATACAATTCTAACTCCTCATCGCTTCCTGGTAGATCTTCTTCTGCTACCGAAAAAACAGGGATTCCAAATTGTTTCTCTAACTCTTTTAAAACAGGTGCGGCCACCATATCAGCTTGAACCATGTCTTGAAAAATATTTCTTTTTTCTGCTGACATTGCATCTTGCGCATACGTTTTAACTTTAAATAATCGATCAGACATACCATTAACAACTATATCCACAAATTTTGGAATAATTGGAACTGGAGTCCAGTCTAAATTCAAGTGACTTAAATCACCATCTACTGATATTTCATTTTTATATTTAGCAATAGACTGTTCACCTCTTGCGTATAATCTTAACCTATTAAAATCTGCCCATTGATTATAAAACCTACATGAACCACTATCTCTCCTAAACCACTCGTACTGAATTGCTTGACCTACTTGAAGTCCAAATTCCATTGTTTTTTTAACGGAGTCTGAAGCAAATTGATCAGGAAAAGCAGCAGAGTTAACTTGTATGTTTACATCTTTCATTTATTAAGTAATTGACTAACCGAGGCTGTGTTATTATATCTTGCAAAGTTAATGCTTATTTTCGATTTTTCTTTAGTAGGAGTGTACAGGTGTTTTTGATTAGCCATTATTGCTAAACCAGAACTAATAGAAGCATCAAACTTAGTTCTATTGCTTATATCAAATTTCGCCCAATCCTCTAAGGTTCTATGAAAATTCATTACACCCATATCATCTTTATCTCTATACGATCCTTCCATATCTAATCCCACATACTTTTCTATATACGATTCTATAGCAGAAGCGTGTGATTGTTTTACATCTTCGCTGGAGTTAGGAATACCGCCTAATTCTTTTTCAGTTTTTGATAATTTATTAAAAACCTTATCAGGCCTATTAACACTAAACCCACGATAACCTCTATTTTTTAAATGATACAATAATCGAGGTTTATTGTTTTCACATAATATTGGCATACCATAAAATACTATCGCCATTAAAACATCTTCAAAAAACAGTTCAGCAGTTTGAGGACGAGCTATGTATTCTAAGAAAAATTCATTACTTGGAGCATTATCCATATTAAACTTTGTTAATCCATGTAAAGAACCGTTAGATCCTTTACCGACAACTACCCCTGATATATCATAAGAATCACATCCAAATGTACCTACATGTTCATTCCCTGGATATTTTTTACCATTCTTATTTATAACATTGTTTTGCAACGCTTTTTCTGGTAACCAAGTTACAAAAAATCTACCTCTTTTATTAGGCGTCCAAATTACCCTACTATCTTTAATTCCGTTCTCCCAAGAAAAAGATCCCTGTGTTACATATCGGTCAGTAATTAAAGAATCATTGTAATCAATTTGTTGATATATCTTAGTAAGATTAAATATAGACTGCTTGCTTTCATCTCTAAAAGCATGAGACTCTGATCGAGGAAATTGTCTGTAAAATTCATTTAAAGCATCAGGATCTTGTTTTAAAGAATCTACTTCATTTTCCCAATAATCAACAGCACCTTGAAATATAAATTCATTGTCTATTCCTAAAATTGGTTTTTCAGGAGATCTAAAAACTGGCATCCCATATCTATCAATAAAACCCTCCATGTTCCATTCCATAGGGATAAAAAGTGAATATAACCCACTTTTTGTTTGACCATTTGAATTTCTTTTAGTGCAGTCTGAATCATTGTATAATTTTTTAAAATTAGAACCACCTTTATCTAAGGCATTTGAAGTTGAACCCATCATACATTTACCTATAACCTTGCTACCTAAACGCAAACAGGTTTTTGTAACCCTCCAGTTATTTAAAATATTATCAGGACGCTCCCATTTACCACTCTCATCATGCAAAAGTAATTGTAATTTTTCTCCATCATAACTGTTGTCTCCAGTATTTTTCCAGTCAATAGTTGTATCTAAACCTTCAAGTTCTTGATCTTCAGTTAAATACATATTTTTTTTAGTGATCTTAGAAGCAGGAACTCTATATGCTAATTCTGTTTTAGGTTTATCCATACCATCTTGTATGGGTTTAAAAAAGAAAGGGTAGTTATTAGATATAGGAACTATTTTATCTGTAAACATTTTTTTAGCATCCGAACCAGTTTTAGATAAAACACCTATACGAGCATCTTTAGTAATAGTCCCAGTGTTAACACCTTCACACGATGCCATAAATGAAAACCCAGAACGTCTAATTTTTAAATAGTCCATTCCAAAACTTCGTTTATCCGCTTTACAAGCTTCCCAAAAAATATAAAAAATTCTATTTGCTTCTCTAAAATCTGGTAATCCAATATCTATTTTAGTCCATTGCAAATACATATAATGTGTACCTGTGATATAAGTTGGAACACCTTTGTTTAAAAACCAACATCCTTGTTCTCTATAATTAAACTGAGTTTCTATGTAATCAACCCATTCGTTTTTAAAACTTGCAGGGGTGTCATGCCATTGAAATATAGATTTAATTTTTTTTAATTGTTTAGGAATTTCTGTTGCTTCCCAATATTGCTCTTCTTTTTTTTCTGATCTTTTAATAAAGCTTTTAGGAGCTTTAGGTAATGCTATATTTAATCCACTTATATTTATTATATTTTCAATTTGACCTGTTTTTGAAATTACAACAAAATTATATTTCTCATTATATCCATAAGTCCATGATTTAGCTTTGTTTTTTATAGACAAAACATTTTTTGGAACTATGTTAACAAGCTCATTATATATTTTATTTTGAATTTCTTTCTGCAAATCCTTTTGGTGTATTACTTATTTTAGTGTCAACTCCTTCCAACAAGTCTTTTTCTTCTTGTATTCTTTTTAGTATTTCAAATGCGTCAAATATTGCTAACTTTTTTGTAGCAGCAGCATTTTTTAATTTATCCGCAGCCAGATCATCTTCGCTATCGTATTTAATAATGTCTGCTTTTGCAACTTTAATTAATTGATGAACAGCTAATTCACCAGCTTTTATAATCTCTTTTTTTATGTTTTTTATATCCATCTTGATTTCGATTATATTTAAGTTTTAATTTATCTACTTTATCTTCCCAATCAGAATTTTTTTTATTAATTTCTTTCTTATTCATAATCAGAAACTTTATAAAACATTACAAAAGCTTTCCTTCCTTCTTTCCAAGATACGTTAGGATATTTACTGTGAAAATAACTTGAGGGATAAGAAACTAATCTATTTTCTTCGTAACCAACTACAGTGCTTAACCTCCATTTTTCTAAAGTATTTGCATCTACTTTTATCATTTTATCATACTCTTCATCTGTAATATCTTTAGGTATTTCTCTTCCATATATATCATGCTCCCATAATGCAGTACCATGAAGTTCTTCTTTTTCTCTTGGAGATAAATAAAGAACCAATGCTCTGTCAGGTTTTTCTCCATTAATATTTAAGTCAGAATGAATACGCCAAGAAACATCTAATTTATCTGTAGCAATTCTAAAAAAACTTAAAATATTTTTAATTTCCTTGCCTTCAATAATAGATATTTTTTGTGTTATATATTTATCAAACTCTTCATTTGATTCTTGAATATGGAAATCTTTATCTCCAGCTTTTATTTTTTTAAACTCATTTTCGTCTAAATATTTATTAGCTATTTCAAAAAGATTTTTTTGTACAAAATCATCTACAATATATATCATAATGAAAAGGTTATATTGTTAGTAAACATCCTATACAACCGCTCTCCATCTACATTAAATTCATATTCACTTTCTGGTTGATAAGAAATCTCATCACCAACATTTAAACCCATACTTAAAAGTTGATTATTTATATACTTAATAGTACCAAACAAGGGTTCTTCTGTAATAGATTTTTTAATAAAAGAATTTTTTGCAGGAGATGGTTTGATGAAACAATATTTATTGTACCCTCTCCATTCTCCATTTTGTTTGTATAAAAAAAACTGATCAGGATCTACAAAAAATAAATTATCTTTAAAATAACTTTTGCCGCTTTTTCTACGGCCCTGCATATCATTATAAAACTTAAATACATTATGATGAACTAAAAGGGTGTCACCCTCTTTTACAGGCCCTGAATAATCTATAGGGGTTGATACTACAATTGCGTAACGATTTGACGCACTATGGTCTTCTTCTGAAGTACTTATGATAAAATTAGTTTCACCGTAAGTTTTTGTGTTATCGTATCTCTTATTATTATAAGGTTTTACAATAAACGAATAAGGAGATTTCATTAAAAATTTATATTATATTCTAAAGATATAGGTAAGGTACATTTAAATTCTTTCCAAAGCAAGACTTCATCCTTTTTCATAATCCAAATTTTGTAAGACTCTGAAGCAACATCATGCTGAATAAGATGTATTCCATAACTGCCGCCTAAAACATCCTGACCTACTATATAATGCATAGCGCCAGACTTATAGTCTGCTCCGATTGAAATTTTTCTTATGTCCATTTAATTAAAATGATGTTCCCACTGTAAGAACTCTATAAGATATGTTTAAATATAATAATCCATTTCCTTGAGTTGGGTTAGCTGAATTTGCTTGCAAAGTAAATGGAACTCCTGAAGGAATATCTATTTGACTTCCACTTGCAACATTTAGCGCTAATTTTTTAACAGAATCTGTTGCACTATTTAAAGTACCAGTTAATATAGCGTATTGATTTGAAGAGCCTGCTAATAATAACAAATTATTCCCAGACGCAAAATCATAAACAGCATTCCCTGCATCGAAAGAAGTCATTACACTCATAATATCTAAAACTTTTCCAGCTCCAGGATTAGGAATTAATGTAACTGGTGATGTGAAAATAGTTGATAATTGAGAACTTGTTACAGCTACTTTAGCAACAAAAGTGTCAATTCCAAATAAAGATTGTAACGCACTTATTGTACAAGTCTTAGTCATTAAGTTATTTTCCGCGTCAGTTATAATTAAATAATCTGCTGCATCAAGATTGCTAATGTTAGGATACGCTGATATGTTGCTAATTTTTGCCATGTTGTTTTATTCTACTGCCTCTAAAGGCTTTTCTTCTTCGTCTTTAACCTCACCTGTTTGTAAGTTAATAACTGCATTTTTACCAAATTCCTCCATTAAAGATTTCTCTTGTTCTGCGAATTTTTCTTTGATACCAGCTATACCAGATATAAGATCTGCTTTTTTAATTTCTAAATCTGCAATTTCAAATTTTGAATCATTAAATTGTTTTTGTAAACCTTGTAATAATTCTAACTGTTCTTTACTTAATTGTTGTGACATTTGATTATATTTTATTTATTAAACTTAACACAAATATAAGAATATTTTTTTTATGATTCTAATAGTTTTAATCTTGCCTCTAAAGATTCTATTTTAGCTACAGCTTCTTGCAATGCACTTGTTAATAAAGGAACTATTTTAGATTGATCAATTGATTGATATTCAGGATCTCCTTTATAATCTACTCCATCTTTTTCTCCTGTAATAGCTTCTGGAATAATATCAGAAACCTCATGAGCTATAAATCCATCAACTGTAATAGTTGCGTCTCTACTAACATCTTGATCAATAAAATTAAATTTTGAAGGTTTTAATTTTTTTAACCTATCTATTGAGCCAGTCATAGGTATAATATTCTCCTTTAACCTATAATCAGAACTTGTATTAAAAGATGTACTTGAACTTCCGCTTTGAGTTATAGTACCCACAGTAGATCCAGAACTACTGTAAAACCTCATGAATGTAGATCCTACATTTGGATTTTTAATAGATATACCAGCGTTTCCATATCTTGGCCCATTAACATATATACCATGCGCGCCATAAGGAGAGCCTGATGTGGAGTTATATATTTGCATGCCTATTCCACCTGAGCTGGTTGTAGGGCCTTGTATTTGCAATGCTCCACTATTAAACGTAGTGCCACTATAATTTATACCTAAAACATTATTAGATGAACTCCAATATAAAGTATCAGATGATTGCGTTCGAGTTCCTGTAAAAAAGGCTACTCTACCACTTGTTCCTGATCCTGTTATAGCTCCAGCATTTGATAAAAACTGTGTTGGTGTTTGCTCTCTCAATAGTCTTGGAACAGTGCTACTTGCAGAATCTGTATAAACAGGAATAAATGTAGCGTTACTTGAAGTTGGACCATTTATAATGCTATAAATATTTTCTAACTTTATATCTCCAAATATATTTTCTTCTATATTTATTAAAGTAAGAGTTCCTCCAACTGCCATATCCGTACTTCCTCCATTCGCATAAATATAATTCCATTGATCACCATCATCATCAAAAACTATTTTACTACCCTCATCTAAATTTATTGGCCCAGAATTAAATGTATTCCCAAAATTGCTCATAGTTCCATTTGAGCTTATTGAAAGTCGGTTTGTACTGCCATCTTTTACTCGGAAATTATCTCCAAAATATATTATAGTATCAGATCCAGAAGTAAGAGCTGAGTTTGAAACCTCAACATCATTACCAGAAGTTAAAGATATTAAAGTTCTGGCATTACCACTTGTGTCTGTTCCCAAATAATCACCATTGTTTGGTATTTGAAAAAGAGTGGATGTTAGTTTGTTTGTTGAAGTGTCAAAAAGAAGTTGTGCATCAGAACTAAGGATGTTAGTTCCACTCCAGATAGTTACTCTACCACCAGCACCAGAACCTGATAATGATGATGAATTAGCATCTACATAAGCTTTATTAGCTGCATCTGTAGTTGCTGTTGGTGTTGCAACATTAGTAATTTTTTGAGCATTCATACTGACAGAACCATCTGGATTGCCAAAGTCATTTAGTCTCATGTTACCAGTTCTTATTTTACTAACCGCACCATAAGTAATACCTGGGTTGCTATCTGCACATAAAAAATAAGTACCATAAGAAGTACCTGTATTAAGGCTACTAATTGTGGTGGCTGGGTGTACAAGGTTATTACTTGCAGCTGTATAGTTTACACCAACTGTAGCGTTTGCAGTTGTACCACCTGTTACGGTTATACCATTTGCTGAAGCTAAAGTTAATATACCAACTGACTTTGCGTCTACATAAGCTTTGTTTACAGCATCAGTTGAAGCTGAAACTGTATCTATACCTTGTATTCTTCCTGTTCCGCTTAAACTTATATCACCACCAGCAACAGTTAAGTCACCACCAATTGTGGTAAGGTTTGAAGCATAAGATACAGATAATGCCAGAACATCTATATTATCATTATATATATTAAAGTTCTTACTTGAGTCTTGTCCAACGTAATAGTTTCTTGTACCTGATGTCTTAAAATTTATATAACTCCAACCAGTATCTGAACCTGTCTGATTAAGGTCAATCATGGTATCAGTCGCAGATGATATAACAACTCCAGATGAAAATGTTTTACCTCCACCTATTGTTTGAGTACCTGAAGTTCTTACAACTGTACTATCTACAACGATATTATTTGCGTTAGCAGTAATACCATCTCCACCAATTACATTTAATGTAACAGAACCTGAAGTACCACCACCTGTCATACCTGTGCCAGCTATAACATTTGTGATGTCACCTTGCGGTACACCTGATATTGCATTGTCAACGTACAGCTTGTTCGCTGCATCTGTATTAGCACTTACTGTATCTACTCC